GCCTTTCTTAAAGCTTCAATTTCTGTCTTGAGTAAATCAATCAATGTCGACTGCTCAGATATTCTTTTCTTGTTTTCTTCATTTGCTTTAAATAAATTCTCATTTTCATTCAACAATTCAGAATATTTTCCTCTCCAATATTCTTCCATGGCGGGTTCTGCAATTGCTGTATTCCCTTTTTCTGTTATAATCATGTCACCTTTACCTGTTATAAGCCAGGTTAAATTGACTTTTCCTTTAAAGTAATCGGATATATTTATTATTAAATCAATTCCAGGTGCTTTTGTCTTTCCTGAAATTATATCATCTAGGCTTTGACGCCGTATTTTGCATATTTCTTCTGCGAATGCTTTCTTTCCTAATCCACTGAAAGTCAAAATATTTTCTATTCTCTTACCAAAGGTATCCATAAAAACGTCAGGAAAAGTTATTTTTTTTTGCAGGAAAACTTGACAATGTCAGGTTTGCCTGCTACCTTTGACTCAATGAAACTAACGAAACATTTGACAAAGATGAACACAAGAGATAAAGATACCTCTCAAAATGAACATGTGCAAAAGACAATAAGGATGCCTGAGGGATTAGGGGGTGATATAACTGACATTTCAGGTCACGAGACAATCATCCAGGGACGAAAAGTCAGTGAGAACGAAGCGGTGTGTGCCCTTTTGTCAATGGGAAGAGATGAGTGGGCGAAAAAGAATCCTGGTAAGCTTAAGAAAAAGTAACCCCAAAAATAAAAACCGTCATGGAAAGAAGTAGAAAAAGAAAGGCAATAGAAGCTATGGAAGAGTTTGCCGAAAGCCTTGTTCATCAAGCCACATTGTTGCAGTGGATGGTGCAAAAGCTGAAGGCTGAAATCAATGAAGAGGTAATAATTGAGATTGTAGAAGATCGAAATCCATTGCCAGCAAGAAGAAAGCAATTAATAAGACCATTAAAACTTATAGGAAATGGAGATTACACCGGAAATAATGCGATTCGCTGAACTGGCAGTTGAGCGAGCAATACAAAAGGTTGCAAAGTCACCTGTAAGGATTAGGGAGCTTTCTTATCCTTTGAATGACCCAGTAATATTTGAAACATTCCCAGGTGTGACTCCAAGAGCTATAAAGGAGTGGGCATATGCAGGAAAGATAGGCCAGAAGTGTGCTGATAATAAATATAGAGTACGACTAAGTGAAATTGAAAAATACCTTTTCAACAGATGATAAAGCTCGACATAGTAATAAAGCAAAAAGGGAAACCATATATATGTAATTTCTGTGGTTGTCCTTCATTCTTTCCTGTGCATCCACAATGTGAACCAAGATAATTTGGCTAATATGAACGCAATAAAAGAGATAGCCGAATTAGGCTTAAAAAGATTAACACCTTATGTAAGAGAGTGTGAATCATTAAAGAATGGGGACATTATGTTTTATACATTTCTCCAAGAGGCCAATCTGATGTACTTCGAGGTGTATAAGAATGGTAATGCACTTCCTGTTACTACACCGATTGATATTGCTGTTGTGTGGGCTATAAATAAAAAGCCAGATTTGGCAAAGATGTTTAGGGATAGCACAGATAGCCTGTTAGAATATGGCTTCACCGATGAAGTACTAAAAGAGTTTTTAGATTATTACTTAACACTGTTTCAGATATGAGCAAGTCAAGGTTTGAAGAGATTGCACCTTTAATAGAAGAGGCAATTAAGATAAACAGGGAGATAGATGAGATACAAAAGTTTGCGGTATTCATTTCAAGCAATACAAGACAGTTGACACTTGAAGTGGAGGCAAAAGACCTGTCTGTTAAAAATAAAACAGAGCGTCTAATTCCAATATGGGAACGGGCGTTCGGCCTTGAACCATCTGAATTGTTTCCTAAAGAAGACAGCCTAAATAAATCACTGTTTCAAGAATTGCCTGATACCATTACTCTTCAAATACTTGGCGTAATTGTCTCTCATAAAAACGGGGAGTTAAAAGAATTAAAGGAAAGATTAAAAAAGTTAAACGTCTGGTTATAATTCAAGAACAGGATGGAAAAGAAAGAATCAAAGGAATTGTCAAAGGTAAATCAAGAAGTCGCAAGAGTTACAGAAATTAATTTACCTGCATTGTTAGAGTTTAACAGGCTTTTGAATAATGCCCCAAAACCAGCATTAATAAAAGTTAATGATAAGACAGGTGGAAGGCCTGTTAAGTACCTGCCGATTAGAGTTGTTGAAAGTTTGCTTCGCTCATACTTCGGAGCATATCAAGTTGAAATGATTGGTAACCCACATATAATAGGTAATAGTGTTGTGGTTTCTGTTCACTTAAAGGTCTTTCATCCTGTTCTTAATCAATGGTTGACATATGCCGGAACAGGGGCCGTTGCAATAGAGCTGCAAGCAACGAAGAAAGACCGGGATGGACAAGTATTAAAAGAAGGTGCTAGGCATGCGCTTGATTTTGAAAAATTAAATCCTATGGCATTACATAAAAATGTTCCTGCCGCAAAGTCATTTGCTGTTTCAAATGCCGCAAAGCAAATAGGTAAAATTTTCGGAAGCGATTTAAATAACGATGAATTAAGCGAAATCTATAACGTTTATGGAGTATAGTTATCTAAAATTAATAGAAAGTGAAGTTGACAACATTGAGTATAACGAAGATGTTGCGCAAGAACCAACGACAAGCCGGCAGGATTGGCATGCTGCAAGATTAGGCAAATTAACAGCTTCCAGATTCGAAGATATGATGACGAAAGGAAGGGGAAAGGATGAAAGATTCGGAGTTGCGTGTTTAAAATATGCCTACGAGAAAGTAGCTGAGATTCTTACAAATGCCCCCCATATTGTAACGTCTCAGGCTATGGAGTGGGGGAGTGAATTGGAGTCAGAAGCATGCGCAAAGTATGAAGAAGAAACAGGATATTCAGTTGTTCCAGGTAGTGTAGTTGGTTTTTATCCTTATGGAGATTATGCGGGCGGTTCTCCTGACGGCCTTGTTGGTGATGATGGTATAATCGAAATTAAATGTCCTTTCAATTCAGCTAATCACGTAGAGACTTTATTAACCAATAAAGTTCCAGACAAATACATTTTTCAAGTTCAAGGTAACTTAATGGTCACGGGCAGAGAGTGGTGTGACTTTGTAAGCTACGATCCACGAGTACAAGAACCTTCATTAAGACTAGTAATCATCCGAGTTCATAGAGATGAGGAAGTAATTCAATCTATTAAAGATAGAATTACTGAAGTATCAGCCCTGATACAAAAACTAGTTTCACAATTAAAGGCGTCCCCAGGTAAACAAGACGACAATGTATAATTCATTTGAAAGCATTTCAGTCAAGACAAAGTTAAAGCGTCCTGACTGCTTAAAGACCGATGGAAAAGACCGGAAAGAACCTTTGACTTTCGAGCAAGTGAAAAGAAAAGGATACATCGGGACATTCACCGAAAGCATGAAAAGTTTTGAAAGACTTGGATTCACTGAATAAAGATATTCTATCAGCATTAAGTCAGAAGGACTTAACGGAAAAGGAGCTGATAGATAAGTTCTGGCAGTATGAAAGGGCGCAATTAGTAAAAGCCCTTTCATATCTAGCCGGAGTAGAAGAGAAAATAATTTGGAAAAATAAAACCACAATTCAATTAAGATGAAAGCACAATTAAAAACCTACACTGAGAAAGTTCTTGAGAAGCTTAAGAACAGAAAGCCTGTTAAGTATTCTGACAAAGTTTGTAAAGTAGTTTATGAGCTAAGAAAGAAAGGTGTTTCAATAAACACAGTAAAGAAGAAAGTAAATGGCGTTTTAGTAACCTATTATTATAATGGAAAATCACTTGCCAAGTAACTTGGGGATTATACTAATGATGGCAGGAGGAGGCTTAGTTATTTTCTGCGCTGGAATTATGGTTGGAATTGTTTGGCGAACATTCTTTGTAAAAGAAATTGCGCCAGAAGACGAACACCTATATTTTCCACAGAAAAAAGTTGATAACAAAAACGTCTGAAAGCCTTGGTATCATTAGCTTTTATGAGTATCTTAAT